CGGTCTGGCCGTCGATCCAGGCGGGCGCGGGAGCGCCGGAATGGTTGACGAGAACCGTTGTGGTGAAGTCACCGATGCTGGCGTAGAGCCTCCCGACGCGCGACGCCGGGTTGCCGACGTTGAAGGCTCCGTACGGATAGAAATCGCCCTCCGAAGTGATCGACCAGCGCGGCGTGAGCGCCGTCCCGCCGACCGGGGTGGTCATGAACAGGATGTCGGTGCCGTGCGCTGTCGAGGTCCAAGTCTCGATCGAGCGCAGCAGGATTTGGGCCTGCACCCCGGAAAACCCCGCCCCGTCGTAACCATTCCCGCTGATGACGGTGAGACCCCAACCGCTCAGCACGCCAAGCGGCGCGGCGAGGGTGCCTCGCGCGGTGGTGCCTGTGAACTCTGAACTGCCTCCGTAGCTCTGGACGCGGACATAGCCAGGGAGGCCATCACGTTGCACGTCGATCGACGCGTTAGGCCCGCCCAGGAGCAGGTTGCCAGCGTCGGTGTAGTATGAATTCGAGTTCTGAAGCAGCTTGCCGGTGCTGCTATCCCAGCGCGCAAGAGCGTTGTCACCCGCCCCGCCCGCCGGACCAACCACGTCACCCACCGGGACCGCCGCGATCCCGGCGTTGAGGTTGGTGAAGTTGGCGTCCACCTCGGCGTTGGTGAGCGGGCTGCCCTTCCCGGCGCGGGTGACGATCACGACCATCAGAATACCCTCGTGGAGGAGACGTAATCGAAGGGGGTCACGAAGTAATCCAACCCGGCGTAGTCATAGTGGACCATGGTGCCAGCGTCACTGATGGTCACCACGTCGGCGAACCCTACGAAGGGGCCATTCTGGGCCGAATGCGCGTCGGATATCGCCACCGTGTCGGCCAAGTTCAGCGCCATCACGCGGTTCAACACGAACGCGAAGTTGTCGGTCACGGTGACGCTGTCGGCCAAGTCCAGCGCCAGCACGCGGTTCAGCACGAACGCGAAGTTGTCGGTCACCACCACGTCGTCGGCGAAGTCCCGGCCGAACGACGTGGTGGCGCTGAACGCATCGGACATGGCCACCACGTCGGCGAAGTCCCGGCCGTATCCGTAGGTGAAGCTGATCTCGTCGGTGACGCCCACCACGTCAGCGAAGGGCGCGAGGGTCCACTCGACGCTGAACGCGTCGGTGACCTCCACCTCGTCGGCGAAGCGCGGGTCGGCGAAGTAGTCGACGAAGACCGACGTGCCATACTCAAGGTCGACGGCTTGGATGATGGCGAGGATGTTGTTGCGAACGCTGCCGCCGTCAGCCATCGAAGTCCTCCCGCAGGAGGAAGTGCAGGCGGGTGAACGGGGTGAAGCTGTTGCCCGCCCCGAAGGCCGCCTCGATCTCGCCGAGGTAGCGGCCGGGCGGGATGTTGAGGTTGCCCTGGATGAAGCCGAAGCGCACCCGACCCCCGCTGCCGGGGGTCTCATATTGCGTCAGGTCGGCGTGGATCAGGTCGGCCTGCAAGGTCCCCGGCAGAAGCTCTCCCGGCAGCACGAACAGCACCTCGTCCTTGCCCCAGGGCTTGAACAGCAGCCGCACCACCGCCAGCGAGATGTCCAGCAGGGCGTCGGGCTGGCGCAGCTGCACGTAGATCATCGGCCGGGTGTCGCCGACCACGAGGTGGATACGGCTGGTGCTCATATCCACTTCCTCAGCTGCACCGACTGCACGGCGCGGGTGTGCTCGCGCATCCGCCGCGCCTTGGCCTCGCTGACCCCACCGTAGAACCGCCCCCACAGCATCGGCGCTGAGCCGGGGTCGTAGTAGGGCTGGCCCGCCGTCTCCACCAGCCGGGCGCGCGCCCCGTAGGCGATGGGCTCGGCGTAGTAGTTGAACACGCTGTCGTCGATCTCGGCGGCGTCGGGGGTGGGCTGCACCGCGCACAGGATGCGCATGGCGTCCATGGCGTCGACATCCGGCGCAGGCACGAGGCAGATGTCCTCGGCGTCGAACTGGGTCACGTACAGCGGCGTGCCGACCCGGGTAGTCCAGCCTGACCCGTAGATTTGGTCGAGCTCGTCCTTGGTCTTGAACTCCAGCGGCTTGGACCGGCCTTCGATCTCGACCCGCATGGCCGCCGAGGGCACGGTGTTGGGCGGCACCTCTAGTTCGTAGATCGCCTGCTCGGCGATCAGGTCGACCGGCTCCAGCATCTCCTGCTGCCAGAGCGTCAGCTTGTAGAACTCGATGCAGGCGAAGCGCGCGGCCACGATCGCCGCCGGGGCCGAGCAGTCGCGGACGAACGGCAGGATCATCGGGGTGAAGTCGAAGATCGCGGTCAAGCGGCGGCCCCCTTGTCTTGCAGGTTGGGCTCACCCAGCTGCCGGTTGGGGCTCTCGTCGACCACCGCCTGGGTGTGGCCGCCGACGAACATCTGGAACAGGCCCAGGTACGCCTGGGCCTTGTCGTTGCCCGCCGCGTAGTCGGTGTCCTTCTGGTGGGCGCGGAACATGACGTAGTCGAACAGCGCCGTCTGGTAGAGGTCGGGCACCGTCATCACGTCGTTCATCGCGGTGAAGTCGGCCGGGCTGGCGGCCCGGCTCACGTCGAGATAGTTCAGCCCGGTCGACGGCGGGTACACGTAATAGACGCGTGGCTGCTTCGGGTCGTAGACGTAGTGCAGGGTGACGTCGGACCGGAGCGAGGCGTGCCAGTTGGGGTCCACCCGGTCGAGGTTCTCGCGGGTGACCACCGTCACCACCCGTCCGGGGGTCTCGCCGTCGGTCCCCATGTTGCGCTTGATGTCGAGCAGCATGAAGGCTCCGACCGGGAGTACCTGTTTGGTGCCCTGGGAGAGGGCCAGGGGGGCCGTGATCTCCCCCAGCGCAGGGTCCATGGCCACCAGGGTCCGTTGGCCGTCAGAGAGCCACCTGAGGAGCTCGTCGTCGGTCCACCGCACCGGCCCTGGCGGCAGGCGGGTCAGGCCGTCGTCGATCAACTGGCTGCGGACCCGGGTCAGAATGGTGTTCGCCGTGACAGGCATGAGGACCTCTACGCCGAAAACGCCGAGGCAGCATCAGCTACCCCGGCGTGTCAGTCTACGTCGGTCCGCCGATCACTTGTCGACGAGGGCGATGACCCAGCTTTCCGGCTTGAGCATCTTCTTGCCGAACACGTTCAGGCCGCGGACCAGCTGCCCGAAGTCGTTCGGGTTCTGCAGGCTCTCGGTCTTGGTGATCTGGGCGGCGAAGGTCAGGGCCGACTGGTGCCCGGCGATCAGCACCCGGCGCTTCACGGCGGCCCCGTTGGCCGACCCGTCGGGGTTGAACCCGGCGGCCGCCTTCGGCAGCTGGTTCGACAGGTAGATCGTGAAGCGGTCGATCATCCCGAGCTTGCCGTTGCGCAGGATGCTCTTGTCGTCGCCGGTCAGGTAGGCTTGCTGCAGGGGGGACTGCATCAGGCGCAGCCGGGTGGCCGGGTCGATGACGATCCAGCGGTCGGTGTCCGGGACGTTCTGCTCGTCCAGCACGCTGGCCATGCCGAGGATCACGTCGAGGATTTTGGTGGGCGCGGTGGACAGGTCCACCGGGACGGTGTCGGAGCCCAGCACGATGGTGCCGGAGATCACGCCTGCGGTGTTGCCCTTATTGGCGGCCGCGCCGTTGTTGTACTCCTCCAGCAGGATCAGGCGGTCGATGGCGATCGCCATCTGCTTGGAGGCGTCGTCGGTGAACATCGACATCAGGTTCGGCTTGGCCTGATATTCCAGCACGTCGGAGACGTTGACGCCGAAGTACTTCGCCTTGTCGATGTTCAGTTCGATCGTGTTGGGGACCGGCACTTGGTAGTTCAGGTTCTGGCCGATCGTGTAGTCGCTGATCGAGATCGACGGGATGTTGTTGATGACGATGTTGTCACCCATCCCCTTGATCTCGCCCTCGTAGGCGGTGTTGGCGATCTCGCCGAACACGGTCGTGAGGTAGAACTTGACGTTGAGCTTGCCGGACCACAGCTGCGGAATGAACGTCCGCGAATAGGCGGGCGTGGTCTGGAAGGGAGGTTGGACGGCAACGGGCATGGCTGCGGCTCACGCTGGAGGGGGGTGAAGGCCCCCCTCCGGGCGGTCCTAGCGGACGCGTCCCTCGGCGAGAGCCCTGTCGATTTCGGCTTCGATGCGCGCGACTTCTTCCAGCCGACCCCGGTAGTCCCCTCGGGCGTAGTCTTTGTAGAAGGTGTCCATCTCGGCGATGGACCAGACCTTCTTGCCGTCGTCGGGGGTGAGCACCGTGGTGGCCTTGGTCTGGCCGGGCGACACCTGTTCGCGAAGTTCCTCCTGCGGATCGACTGGGGGAGGCGGAGGCGGAGGCTCTGGTGTGGCTCCGGCGATGAACTGGTTGAAGACCTTGGCTGTCCGCTCCACGTCGAAGTTGAAGTAGGCGGTCTGCAGGATTTCGTTTCGGACCAGCCCGCTGAACTCGTCGGTCTGCATCAGCCAGTCCTTCCAGGCTTGGCTGTTGTCGACCTCGTCGTAGTTGGCGACGGCCTTCCCCAAGTCGGTGAAGTACTTCGCCCTGCGCTCGTCCGTCGCGGCTCCTGCCACGGTCTCAACCTGCGTCGCCTGAGCCGCCATCTGCTTCCGCAGGTCCGCGATCTCACCTGTCAGCTTGGCCCTTTCCCCCGCGTCGGTCTCCCGACTGATGCGGCGCATCAGGTCAATCAGGTCGTCTCCGTAGGTTTCGGTGTCCTCGTCCGTGATCAGCTTGATCTCCGGCGGCGGGGCGGCGGCGGGCGGCGGCTCCGGTGTCGGTGACGGGGCGGCTTTCAGGTCCTCGATCTGCCGTTGGAGGTTGGCGACTTGGTTCCGCAGCTGCGGCACCTCGGCGTTGTACTTCCCCTGCAGGGTCTGGAACTTCTGCTGCCAATCGTCCCCGGTCGGGGGCGGCGCGGGCGGCGGCTCTGCCGGGGGCTCTGGGGGAGGTGGCTCCGGTGGTGTCTCCTGGGCCAGCATCGCTGCGTCCAGGGCTTCCACTTCCGCCGCCTGCCGCTGAACGGCCTCGGGCACTCGCGTATTCATTCACGTCTCCAGCTGCAACTCCGGGGTCGGTCTCGCCGGTATCCCGTAATGGTCAGCTACGGCACCATGGTCCTGGCTTGCAAGATCAGTTGCCGAATATCCCGGAGGGTGGCGAGGCGGCCCTTGAGCTCATGGACGTCTGCGTCTGAACGCGCGCCGATCAGTCTCAGGGTGGTGGCCTCGATCTCCGCCTTGAAGAACTCGTCCACGTCGCGGAACCGAGGGGTCTCCTGCAACTGGGCTAGGCCAGTGAGGGCGGCCACGGAGGGCTTCGTGAGCATTGGCCCGACGATGGCGATCACATCCGTCGTTTGTCAATACGCTCAGCGCAGGTCGGTGATCGGCGCACCGTTCTCCAGCTGCTGGGCATTGCCCTGCGTCGCGCCCGGTCCCGGCGGCGTGCCGCCCTGCATGCCGCCCTCGGACGGACTGGACCCCGGCGCGGGCGCACCCGGCGCGGCCTGGGCGTTCATGGTCGCCTGGACCGCCAGCTTCTGGCGCAGGGTGTCGAGGTCGGGCACCACCTTGTCGGTGTCCATCTGCAAGGTCTTGGCCGTCTCGCGCAGCACGGCGGCCCGGCCCTCGACGCCCATGATCTGCATGTCCGTCGGGTTGGCGGTGGCGGCCAGGAACTCGGTGCGGCGCACCTGCGCGGCCTCGCGGGCCACGAGGTTGGAGGCCCCGCGCGCCACGATGTTGACGTCCCCCTTGAGCTCGGGGTCGGTCTCGTAGCGCATGTTGAAGTAGTACAGGCGCTGGAGCAGGGGCTCCATCACGTTGAGGTCGATGTTCTTGATAACGCTGGTGATCATCTTACCGGCGTTGGACATCAGCATCGACAATCCACTGGCAGTCCGGCCAGCGCCTGCGGCTCGGCTGTCGCCCGTCATGTAGCGGGGGATGCCGGAGTATTCGTCAGCCATGGTGGTGAACTTGTCGAACAGCGCCATGAGGTCGGGCAGCGTCGACTGCGGCTGGAAGAACCGGATCGGCGGGTCGCTGGTCGAGCCGCCCATGGGGTCGCTGTTCAGCTGCCAGATGCGCCAGGGTTTCAGCTGGGTGATCTGCTCCCCCGGCGCAATGCGGTCGGTGAGGATGCCCACCTGCGGGCCGCTGGCCAGGGCGGCGTTGTTGATCATGGCGCGGCTGGCGGCGTTGACGATGTCCTGCGGGTCGCGGACGAGGTCGGCGACGCTGTTGCCCCAGAACGACCCGGGCACGCGTTCGTAGGACGTGGCGTAGTACGGCCTGCGCTTGAGGGGGTCGGGGTTGAGGGTGGCCTTGATGACGTACGGCCCGATGGCCCACGCCTCGACTTGGTACTCGTCGGTCGGCTCGGGGATTTGCGCCCGGGTCATCCCCCAGTCGAGCAGCATCTGGCCCTGCACCGAGCCCCAGTACTGCAGCCCGTCGATGATGCCGTCGGGGTTGGAGGCCAACGAGGTCGACGGCCGCCCCTGGGCGTCCTCTTGGTCGATCTCGTCGTACAGCCACATGCGCATGCCGCTGGTGCCGTAGTTGTCGAGCACCGCCCGGATCGCCCCGTCGTCGTAGCCGGGGACCCCGATCATCTCCTGCAGGTCCTGGCGCGACAGCGGCTGGCGCTCGATGAAGTCGCCGTCCTCGGGGCTGGTGGCCGAGGGCGAGGGGTAGCACTTGAACGGGTCGACCCGCTCCCACTCCTTGCAGAGCTTGACCTGAACGACCGCCTGCCCCTCCGGTCCCCAGGTCAGGTACGGCTTCATCCTGATCACCGGCCCCTTGATGACGGCGGTGGGGAAGGTGGTCAGGTCGTTGATGAACTCGTCGAGGGCGGCCATGAACCCGCCCTCCAGCAACTGGTCCTCCATCTTGGAGGCCATCCGGGAGACGCGTTTCTCGGCGATCTCGCGGACCGCCGCGAGGGCTTGGTCCTTCATCATCGACAGCATCTTGACGGTGGCCATCGGGTCGGGCGGCTCGCCCTGCCCGGCCGCCGCTGCCGCCATCTGCTCCTTGAGCGGGCCGGTCGCGGCCGCCACGATCAGGTCGTTCACCTCCGGCGGGAGCTCGGCGATGGGCGTCGGCTTGACCGACCACGGGCGATCCTCGCCCGTGGTCATCATCACATCGCGTATCCAGGCGGCGGCCGCCCGGCACTTGTGCCCGGTCAGCCCGGCGTAGACCTCGGACCCGCCCTCGTTCTGGATGGCCGCCAGCTTGGTCGGCGTGTAGACGCTGCGCCGCGCCCGCATGTTGTCGAGCATGCGCTGCTCGATGTCGCCGAACCGCCGCGCGTCGCGGGCCAGGGTGAACTTGTGCTTGATGTGCCCGGCCAGCCCGGTGATCAGCGGCTCGGCCTGCCGCTGCTCGGCGGCGGCGCGGTCGTCGGCGTCGCGGGCCTGCAGCGCGCCCAGCGACATGGCGCGCATCCCGGGGTTCTGCAGCACCACCACGTTGGTGCCGGGCGCGTTGGCGGGACCGGCCGGGACAGCGGTCGCCCCTGGCATCGGCTGCGACCCATAGGCGGGGTTGGCCGCCATCGGGCTGGGGCTCTGGGGGATGCCACCCCCACCGGGCGTCATGACGGCCATGGGCTACCTTCTCACGTCCAGCCTAGCGACGACACCCGTTGCACCGGCCGCGCCTGCTGGCGAGCGTTGTACGCCCCGCCCTGGTCGGCGTCAGCATGCAGGCAGGCGTACTGGTCGGCGTCGGCGATATGGCTGTGGTTGTTCTTCTCCGGCGCATCCTCGTGCTCGCCGGATTTTTTGATCTTGTAGCGGTAGCCGCCCCGGTAGGCGGTGATCAGCACCCGCGCGCCCTCGGGGCACAGCAGGCGGCCCGGCCCGCCGTCGATCTGGCGGTTGAGGAACTTCTCCACCGCGCCGACCCGCGCCGCCGTCACGTTGGTGCGTGCTGCGATGGCCTTGAGGCCCGCTGCGCGGACCATCTCGAAACAGGTGCGTTCGTCGGTTTGTGCACGCGCCTGCCCCGCTGGGTCGCCCACCACCAGGGCTGGAAAGCCGGGGTACTTGGACGCCAGCAGCGGCTTGAGCTTCTGCTCCAAGAACCGCTGGACCCCCATGTTGTCGGAGGTGAGCGCATCATAGGTGAGGAACCGTCCTCTCAGGTCCAGCTGGTTGATGGTGGCGCTTGGGTTGAGCCCGAAGTCCATGCCGATGATCAGCGGCCGCTCGTTGTAGCGGACGGGGTTCAGGCGGTTCTTGGCGATATGGAAGTCGGACCGGAACGTCCTGTAGACGGGAAGTCCCGCCAGGGATTTCCCAAATTTTGCATGCACATAGACGTCGATCCAGTCGGCCGACTTCCCCTGCATCAGGTTGGGGTAGTAGTCCTGCGGCAGGTAGTCGAGCCAGTCGGCCTCGGCCGACATCCCCGACGGCTGGATGTACACCCCGCAGTTCTCGGGCGGGTCGTTGAGCAGCTGCTCCCAGCTGGTCTCCATGTCGGGCGGGTTGGACGCGCCCCAGATGTGCTTGTTCTCGGTGCCGTCGTCCTTGACGCAGCCCACGCCATTATCAAGCTTGGAGGGGTAGCGGCCGACCCGGCCCTGAAGGGCGTCGAAGACCGCCCCGCTGATCTCGCGGAACTCGTCGATGATGCCGAACGAGGTCTGGAGAGACAGCAGGCGGCGCACGTCGTTCTGGTCGTCGAGGCCCCGAAACAGGACTTCGCACTCGACGTTGCCGAACCGCAGCATGAACTTGAGGTCGGTGCGCAGGAAGTTCCCGGCCAGCCCGTCCGGGAACCACCTGAGGAAGTCGGGGATCGAGGTGTCCTTCAGCTGCTCGCGGGTGTTGCGCACCCAGACGGCCTTGCTCCGGCGCACGCCGTCGCGGCAGGGGGCCATCTGCGCCGCATGGTAGGCGATCTTCATGATCGCGGCGGTGGTCTTGGTCGAGCCGACCGGCCCGACGATGAGCTCGATGAACTTCTCGCCCAGGAAGAAGGGGGTGACCGAGGGGACTGGCGTGAACGTCAGGGTCTCGGTCATGAGTTATCCACAGGCCCTGAAACAAAGGCGGCCGACGCCGCTGCGCGGCTGGCCGCCCCTGTCATGCGTCAGCCCTGCAGGAACCGCGCCCAAGTCCCCTCCAGGGTGGACACGTACATCGCGGCGAGGCCATTGGCGTGGGCCAGCGAGGCCGCGCCGTTGATGGTGGCTCCGCCCCAGCCCCAGACGGTCATCGAGGCCGCGCCCTGGTTCTGGATGATGATGGTGTCCCCGCCGTTGGTGAAGGGCAGGGTGATGCTGTCGGCGGCGGTGGCCACGGCCGAGACCTTCACGAAGGGCGCGTTGACCGTGTACAGGCCCTGCGGGTCAGTGAGCGCGGTGACCACGCCACCGCCGGGCTTGGCGGCGGCGATGATCTGCTTGGGGCCGGGCGGGGGCAGTTGGGTGGCGAGGCCGGGCATTGGTCGTCTCCTACTGGGGCCAGAGGCCGGGGCGCAGGATGCGGCCAGTCGCTGGTTCGGGGAACTTGGGCCGAAGTGGTCTAGGAGCGCGGACGCTACCCCGAAGTCGTGGTCGGGGGAAGGCCAAACGCGGCGGCTGCGCCGCCGGGCGCGGTCGAAGGCTGCCGGGGATTGGGCCGCAGGTCGAAGTCAGGCACCCGCAGGCCTGAGAGGCTGGCCGGGGGTTTCCCCTTCGGAGGGACGAAGTCGAGGGAGAGGGTTGGCCCGGACCCCGTGCCCCCGCCGGGGGGGACCAGGGCGTCCGCCCTGGCCTTCGTCACAGGGTCCGGGCCGTCCACCCCGGTCGTCGAGGAAACGGGTGAGGCGACCGGAGCAGAGACAAGGGCTGGCCCGGAGTGGATGACATCCGCGCCGTTGACCTGAATGTTGATGGCGAAGCCGTTGCCCGCGACGCCCGGCTGGGTGTTGAGGGGCTGGGGCTTCAGGCGGCCAATGTCGGTGAGTTGCTTCGCAACTTCCACGGTGAGCGGAGCCGGGATGCTCCCCGCCATGGACTGCTGGAACAGCCGGGTCAGCAGCGCCTCGGCCATCATCCCGGCCTTGGCGATGAACAGCATCCCGGTGTCGTGGAACTCATGGCGCTTCTGGGCGACCAGTCGGCCGAACCACTCCTGGGCGGCCAGATGCTCGTAATCGACGGCGTCGACGCCGTACCGCTCGGCGATCTCGTGGGGGTGTTCCGCGCCCATGGCGAGCTCGGCCACCATCTCCGGCGAGTAGTGCAGGATCAGGCTGAAGCCGTTGGGGTCGAAGGGGGCGAGGGCGTCGTCGGCCATGGGGGCAACTTACGGTCTGCCGGACCCCCCGGGAAGGGTGATACCCGGGGGGTCCTACAGGGCCTGGGGCGGTTTCGTAGTCGGGGGGGCTGTTCGGGCCGCTGGCCAGGGTGCTGGTGCGCTTAAGGTAGTGCTGGACGGGGCGAGGCGCTAGTCGCCAGTTTCGGGTTCACCGAAGTCTGATGGGGTGGGGTCGAGATCGTCGAGGTCGACGACGGCCAAGGCCACGTCGCGGGCGGTGCGGGCGAAGTCGTCCTTGAAGGCCTGGGGCTGCTCGTCCCAGGTGCTGAACAGGGTGCCCTTGAACGTCCTGTCGAACAGGACCTGAGCGCCTGCTTGGGTGTTGAGGCGGATCATGGCGGAACTCCAGACTGAGGGTCTGGAAGGGGAGGTTGCGCTGGGTTGGAGGGAAGTACAAGAGGGGACGGGGGTGTCTAGTGGATGTACAGGGTGGGGGATTTTTGGGCCTGCGTTCAGAGACGAACCCTTAAAGGTGCTGGGCACCCCCACCCCCCTTGGCCCCATACCCCCCCGTCCCCCCACCTCCACACCTGCACGCGTGGTCTACTTGACACATACGTCTATTCAAGCGACTATGAGCTTCCCCGGGCGACCTATGCCCGGGGCGCGGCCCTAGTCGCGTCTTTGACATTGCGTCACCTAGGGGTGACGCATCATCGCGCCCCGACCCCCACAATGGGGCTAGGCAAGCGCGTCAATCATGCCCCTCCGCATCAGGAGGGGCGAAAGGGAAACCATGACCACTCAAGAAACCAACACCGTTGTTGCTCCTTTCGTGTCTGACGACATCAAGGCGGCTTTCGTCGAAACCTTCGCCGATGCTTTCGGCAAGTTTCACAAGGCGGAGCGCAACCTTGTGGGGAACCTCCTGACACCCGCCCGTTCGCTTGAACGCGTCGTGACAGATGAGGACTTCGCCGCTCATCTGGCCAAGATCACTCGCAAGGCGATCGTGGCCAAAGGGGTCGGCCCCGATAGCGTCAAGGTCTACATGACGCATTCGAAGGTTGTCGTCGTGGCGGCTACTGGACGTCCTCCGATCTCGGAGGCGCTTCCCGAGGGGTCCCATTGGGCCGACCAACGGACCAACAAGCGCAAGCTTGAAGGGGTCAACGCGTACTATAACCGGGTCAAGGCGCTCTTGAAGGTGGCCACGCGTAACGAGCTTGGCCACCTGATCTTGCCGGAGGGTTACAGCCTCATGGGCGTCCTCACCGCTTCCCCGGAAGCGGAGACGCCCAAGGCCGACACCCCCGAGACCACGGGTTCCGCTGGCCAGTCCTCCGATCAGGAAGGCGGTATCAACGTTGACCCGGCCAAGGCCTCGGAGGACGCGCGCATGGTCGCCGCAACGGCGCTCCTTGGCGCTAAGGCGGCCGCGTCCTTCCTCGCCCTCATCGGCGACAAGGACGGCAAGGACGCGCTGGCCAAGCTCATGAGCGACCACGCCAAGGCGAAGGCGGAAGCCGACGCGAAGGCGAAGGCCGACGCGAAGGCGGGCGAACAACTCCAAAACCTCGCCGCCTAACACTGACGTATAACTAACCCCCGAGCCCATGGGCTCGGGGGTTTTTTCTTGCCCGGACGGTTAAACGTTTAACCTGACGACGCGTCCTAACGCTTGCGTATAGCTAACCCCCGAGCCCATGGGCTCGGGGGTTTTTTCGTGCCTTGTGTCGGGGGTGACGGTTAAACGTTTAACCCGGTGACGCATCTTAACGCATGTGTATTACACAGGGACAAGTCACTGGTTTGACACAGGAAAATCGGTAGACCAAGTGGGCGCGGAGCGCCCGGAAGCCCAAAAATCCGACGGCGTCTTTGTAATCTTGTGAAGTACGTAGTTGTTAGGTGTGTAGGCCAGCTGGCAGGCCAAGGCACGGAAATCACTAGATAATGTGTCTATATATATATTACTTTGATGAAATTGTTAATTTATAAGGGGTTTTAGGCAATACCCCCACCGCGAGGCTCATCTGTAGGCGTATGAAACGCCTGAAAAATCGGTGCATCCTCCGCTACAAATTCCCCGGTTAACAATTTACCCCAAAATCAAGGACTTACGCGATCTTCGCCGAGGTGGTTTCGAGCAAATTGTAAGCGCCATCCTTCTCCAACCCCGAAAAATCGGCTGTTGCGCTCCAAAACCATACGTGTAATCGTAGGGTCCTACCCTCCAATCACCCACTGTGGAACCCTCCGATGTCACGTACTGCACCCCGGGAACGCCTATATGTCGATCTCCCCATCCGCTTCATGCGCATGCTTGATGAGATGCGCGGGGATGGTTACTCGCGCACCACTGTCGTCATGCAGGCCATCGAGGAGAAGTACCTCCTCATCCAGGCCCGCAAGCCAACCAGAGGCTTGGCCTCCCGCCCCTCCCCCGAGCTTTCTAACACAGATGTCGTCCTCCCATCGTCTGCTGAGGTCACCGAAACGAGGTACACCCACCCTGACCACCCAGGTCGTACGTTCACGCAAGCGGAATACGACGCGTGGCCTGACGACTGAACCTCCACTTGCCTCCCATCCACACTCACGCTTAGGATCGCCTCATGGCCTACATCCACCCCGTCACGCACACCATCGCCCCTAAGACCGCAGATCAGGTGCGCCTGCTCGCCCGCATGTGGCGAACATCATCGTACTCCGAGACCATCGAGCGCGTGATCTTGAATGACCACCGCATGGGACTGGACACCGCCGACGTGCGCACCACCCTGGCCGCCTCGCGGGTCGACAAGCGCGACGTCAAGATCAAGGACGTCAAGCTGGCCAGCGAAGTCTACCGCGAGTGGCAGCGGCTGCACGTCCTCTACGGCTACCGCTGGCACGGCCAGACCATGGAGCACATGGTCGTCCGGGCGTTCCACAACGCAGGCTTCGAGCCCGACAACGCCTGGGAGGACCTCGGGGCCTTGTACGACCGGTCTCGCGTGGCCAGGGCCAAGCGGGAGTACCGGAGCGCCCCGGAACGGTTAAACGTTTAACCCTGGCCACCTCGCCAAACTCACGCTTAAGGTCACCTCCATGGTCACCGACCCGTTCATCGAAGTCACCATCGTGCAGCGGCATGGCTTCCGGCAGCACATCCGCTCGGGGATGATCCGCATGGCCAATGACCTCGACACCATGGAACTGCTGGTCTCCGACGATGTGTTCTTCCGCGCCACGTCCCTGGTGGATCGTCTGCGCAGGCGCACCATCACCCGCCCCAGGTACGAGACCCTGGTTGCGCTGATCACCGAGAACGCGTTGCGCACCGGACAGGTGGAGGAGACCCAGGAGGTGCTGGGCCTGCTCGACCGGCACTGGCGCAGGTGCCCGGCGAGGTACCTGCCGAGCCTGACCCTCATCCTGCGGCGCGTGGCCGCCTTCCGGCGATCATGACCCGCGCCACCATCCTGCTGAAGACCATGGCCTACATCGACTACGACCCCGAGACCCAGGAACAGGACATCAGGAAGATCGTGGACCTCCTGCATGCCGGGCGCGTGCAGGGGCGCAGCGAGCGGGTCGCGGCCAAAGCCCGGGCGTCCATCATAGGAGCCCTGAACCACTACCGCGCCGCCATCGTGGCCCTGGTGTTCGAGGGGAACCTGTCGGTGGACCAGGGGGCTGAGCTTGAGGCGATCGTGCGGCGCATCGTGCAGGAGCAGGAGCAGGAGCAGGAGGACCCATGAGCACCAGCCAAGTCAGCCCCGAGATCGTGACCGAGACCGAGGGCCTCATCCTCAAGCTCGACCTCTCGTGCATCACGCGTCCCGAGTGGGACAGGCTCAAGTCCATCCTGACCCTGGCCACGCTGGAGGCGGGAGATGCGGAGGCCGGGCGCACGGGGTACGAGAGCACGCTCAGGCGCTGGCATGTGTCAGAACACTACGATGGCCAGGATTGACCCCGACGCCCTGCACCCCGACATCATGGTCGCCCGCGCCCGGGTGGCCCGCAGCCTCGCCTCCAGCGCCCTGGTGGAGGGGTCTACCGACCCCTCCACCCTGGCCTCCTACACCCACTGGCTGGCCGTCTCCGTCCTGCTGGGGGACGTGGACATCGACGTGGCCGCCCACAGCCTGGATCGGGCGCGGCAGGTGTTCGACGCCAACCTCTACAACGCCGCCCAGGTGGTTAAACGTTTAACCCCGCCCCATAACCCAAAGTGATAGCGCCACCCACACCTAGGCTGTGGACAACCCCCGAAGCGTCACGCTACACCTGGGCCATGACCAAGCGCATCCCCATCTCCAAGGTCACCGGCAAGCCCAAGCAGCGGCGCGGGTTTGCGGCAATGGACCCAGAGCGTCGGCGCGAGATCGCGCGCAAGGGCGGGGCCGCCGTGCCACCCGAGAAGCGGTCGTTCCATCGCGACCGGGAGCTTGCGGCCAGCGCCGGGGCCAAGGGCGGCGAGGCCAGCCGGGCCGGGGGACGCACGCTGGGCTCGCGCAATCGCGCGGGGTTGTGATGGCCGAGCCGAGCCAACCCCAGCTGGACGCGGTGGCCGACCTGCTCGCGGGGCTCGAAGACGCGGCCGTGGCCGACTTCGGCGCGAACCACGTCGCGACCCGACAGGAGGTGGTGATCACGTCGATCGCGCTCAGCCTGAAACGCATCGCCGACGCGATGTGCAACGAGGAGGAGGGCAACCTGCTCACGGGCATCTGGGGCCTCGCCTATCATGCGGAAGTGATCGCCGACGCCATGCCTGAAAAGGACGCACGATGAGCGAGACCCGCATCCCCAACATGCTGCACGTCACCAGCGAGAGCGTGCCCGAGGGCGTGTACGTGGCCGTGGCCCCGCACCCCAAGACCGGCGAGCCCACGCCGCACGTGCAGATCACCTACGGGACAATGCAGATGTGGCTGGCCTGGAGCGACGGCGCGATCATCATCTCCCATGACGACGACGGCAATGAACTGGTGCTGTGCCGGTTCGACTGGATGAGGAAGAACCTCAAGGACGACGACATCGAGCCTGCCCTGGTCCGCCTGGAGGGGATCATGCGCGAGAAGGGCATGCTGCCATGACACACGAGAACCCCGCCCCCAACCTGCGCGACTTCGAGACCCTGCTGGAGCCCGAGAGCACCCAGCCCAACGGGGGCGACGTCCTGGCCCAGACCTGGGCGCTGGTCAGCATCGCCATCAGCCTGCGCCGCCTCGCCGACATGATGTACGAAAAGACCCGTGTCATCTAACGTCGACCCGGAAGACATCTCGGAGGTCCTCGAACTGGGCCTGCTGATCATGGCCCCCCGGGACGACCAGCCCCGGGCCACCCTCGACGACGTGCAGACGTTCATGGTGCACGTGGTGCGCCTGCGCCTGCTGGGCCACCTGCGCGAGGACACCGCCATGCGCCTGTGCGAGCGGTGCGTCATGGAGATCACGCGACGCAAGCTTGAAACCGACACGCATCAGGATCACAAGCTACGGCCCCGCCCTACAGCCAAGGACACCCCTCATGAAGCTCCCGGCCAATAGCTCCGTCAACGTCAGCGTGGCGTTCGTCAACGCCAACGGCAACCCCGCCCAGGTGGACGGCGAGGTGACCTGGGAAAGCTCCGACCCGGCCATCGCCACCGTGGCCATGACCACCGACAGCGCCCACGCCCGCATCACCGCTGGCCCGACCGCCGGGCAGGCCACCATCTTTGCGACAGCCGACAGCGACCTGGGCGAGGGCGTGGTCGAGGTGAACGCCGAGCTCGAAGTGGTGGTCATCGCCCGAGGCGTGGCCATCGGGGGCGAGATCGTCCCCGACATGGTCAACAACGGCGTCCCGGGCGTGCCCGGCGCAGGCATCGACAACTCGCTCCCGGGCGTGCCGGTGACCCCGGACAACACGCTCCCGACGCAGCCCCCGCGCCCGGACGTGGGCGTCGACAACGAACTGCCGTCCGGCCCCGGCCGTCCCGACAACACCTTGCCCCCGGGTGCGAAGCCGAAGTAAGCAGCGGCCACCGCCCGCACAGGGTCAGGTATGATCCAAGCTGGCAGGGGCGGTGGCCTGCGAGGAACCACGCGGCGCGACAACAGCGCAGACGTCTGCGACGCGGCGGGCGGCCCCCGGTCAAGTCACACTGGCCGGGGGCCGCGTCCCTACTTCTTCTTGAACGGCGGGGGCTTGCCGCCCTTCGGGGGTGGCTTGCCCTTGGCGTCCTTCGGGTCCTTGCCGAACGGCACGAATTTTCCCATTACCAGCCTCCTAGAATGCTTATGATCACGGCCACGACGACCAGGGTGCCCAGCAGCAGGGCGATGGTCCAGCGGGTCATGGCCTGGGTGTGCCATCCGTCTCGCGGGTGACGGCGACATTGGCCCACATGGCGTTCTCCCGGTGCTTGCGCATGAGGTACGTCTTGTCGGCGCAGTCAGGGATCAGCCGGTCCAGCGCCTCGGCGTAGACCCTGGCCGCCTCACGCAGTTCGGCCATCGTCGCCACCTGGGCATCCGTGGGCTTGAGGTACTCGAAGGTCGAGGGGTGCAGGGCCATCAGAACTTCGGATACGGCTTGCCGGGCTTGCCCCGCCCGGTCGGCGTCT